GCGATAAGGGGGGCTTCAGGGGGCCGGGGGCCACGCCCGGACCTCAACCGGTAGAGATAATGCCCTTTCATCCAGTTCTACCTTCGATTTTGGGAATTTCGGAACCTGTCCGACTTTTTCCTGTGCTTCGGTTCCGCTTGGGGTTTCTTGATCCCCCGCCCCACCCCGCAACCGCCTTGACCCACCTTTCCTTTTAGGTTTCTTAGATTTCTTGGATCTCTTGGATTTCTTGGATCTCTTGAATCTCTTGGATTTCTTGGATCTCTTGGATCTCTTGGATTTCTTGGATCTCTTGGATCTCTTGGATCTCTTGGATCTAGATTTATTGTGGCCACCGCCCCTCTTTCCTGTCTCTTCACGCAAGTGGGCCGCCTTCTGCCGCTCTCGCAGCCGTTTCGCCGCGAGCTGCATCTCCTCCCGTCTCAGGTCCCCCAGCGTTTTGCTGTCCAGGCCGGATAGCGGATGGACCGTCCTTTGCGGAACGATCTTGGCGGCAACAGCCGAAATATCTTCCTCCACATTATTCACCGACTGACGCAACGCCATAACATCTCCCCTGAGGGAATCCATCTCTTCATTTATATTATCGATCTTGCCGTCGAAGAGTCCCGCCACGCCCAATATTTCCTCCTCAATGTAAGTGCGGACCGTCTCCAGGTAGGACACGCGCTTCTCTATATCCTCCATTTATATATTATGATACTAAAATAAAAATAAATTATAATTAAGATTTATTTATTGTTTTTTAAGCAGTTTTTTGCTGACATCTTCTTAAATAATCAGCATTACGAACCATTTGTCTTGTAGGTAATCCACCACGAACCCAATCCTGTTTCGAGTCCTCAGGAATAATATGTTTGTGATCTTGAACTTCTGTCTTAAGTTTAGGAATCATAGGAGTGAAATAATTACCAAAAGTTGCTTCTGTAGTTCCAATACATGGTTTCTGATCACTTGCGAAATCACCTGGTCTTATAACTGATTCAACATCAACATCATAATATCCTTTTGTTAAATTAGGTGTTGTCGCGGATAATCTTTCCGTAACTTGATTGATTGTTCGTTGATTGGTTAATTTATCATCTTTTTGTCTTAAATCACTATCATTATCAATTAAACATCCTTTTTCAGCTCCCCATCCAAAACCACCTTTTAAATGAATACCAGGTTGTGAAGTCTGAATACTTTGAGCTTCTTTAAGACCACATTCACAGGCAAATTGATTATCTAAATGATAATAACCTGGTCCCTGGGATTGCATTACATCTAAATCCATAGTTAATTGATCTGCCCGAATACTAGCTTTCTTGAAAAGTTGAAAATTATCCTTTTCATTTGTATTCGCAGTATTACATTCTTTTAATTGAGGAGATGGGTTATTCGCAACATAACCATTATATCCATTATTTCCAGTAGTTGTCATTTATATAATGATATAAATAAAAAAATAAATTAATTATAAATTTAAATTAAGCAGTCGCACCCGTCGATCCACCTGTATTCCCCATCTGACTTAAGCAAGCTATCCTATTCCCTTCCTTACAAGTCGGGGGAGTTCCATAGAGCCAATTGGCAAATGATCCTTGATCATTGGGGACTTGATTACCTGGGACTGTATAAAATTGTCTTTGACTATTATTTTTACCAAAAATATCATTTACATCTCGGTATAAATCTTCATTAAATAATTCTTCAACTCTTCTTTGAACTCCCACATTATTGTAACTTGGGCACGATTTAGGCGGGGGCATTTTGTCTGAACCGAAATCAGCAAGAGTTGGATTCATAAAAGGATTATCTTTGTCAGGAACACGACATTCTGTTTCTAAATCATTTATTTTCACTAAATCATCAATTTTATCACTCATAGAGGCTTTCATTAAATAATCAGTATGAATATCTTCTTGTTTATACCAAATAATCCATGTAATACCCATAGTGATTAAAGGAATAACTAAATATTTTTGTTCACGTTTCATGCAATACATGATTAAAGTATACACAAATGATAATCTTACAATCGCATTTAATTTCCGAAGAATATCAAATCGCTTAGAAGGAAATATTTCTGTAATTGAATCTTTCTCATATAAAATAGATATATCTGTGTACCAAAATGGAGTTGTTATCATTAATATATATTACTTAAATAAATTATTTTATAAATTTAATTTATCTATTCTTTTTCTTTTCCTGAATTTTAGCACGAAGTTTCGCCTTTTTTTCTTCTTTTGATAATTCCGGTTCTGATTCTGGTTCTGATACTTGAGATGATTCTTGTGATGTCATATTATTCATTTGTTCTGGATTCATTTGTTTCATTAAATTACCAAACATAGGGTTTTCTGACATTTTTCCAACCATACCTTGTGCCTCATTCTTCAATGATTCTTCAGTTAATTCACCAGATTCCATTTTATTCTCCATTACAGTATTAATATTCTGAAAAATTGCTCCCATCTTTTCAGGATTCATTAATTGTGACATCATCTCCATGGGATTTGAATTTTCATCTATAGATCCAAACATCTTCTCTACATCCATATTTTTAGCAACCTCTTTAGCTATATCCCCTATCCCCGTATCCATTAATCCACCTAACATTTCATCTAATTCAGATTCATCTTTTGAAATATCTTTCTTAACATCCCCTGATAATTTCTTAAGTTTCTTTAAATCTTTCGCAGTTTTTTTATCAACCTCCATTACTGTATCCGAACCTATTTGACTTAATGCTTCTCTTAACTGTTCATTTGATTTCAGATTAATATTTATGATTTGAAATGTTTGAAGATATTTCCAAATTGTTTCACGAGTTTTTCCCGATATATTTTTTGCCCATAAATTCTTAAATGAAATCTCTTCCAATAAATCAATCTCTAAATCAAAAAATTCAGAATTTTTCTCTGTAATGTATTTTTCATATTTTTGAATTAAATCCAAAAACTTACATAATTTCGGAAACTCCTGTAATGATTTCTTTTCACTATTTGTTAAACAATCTTCATAATTACGATACAAACAATTCTTTATTTCAGGATATGTCTTGGATAAATCCTGAATAAAACTTGAAAAAATACTAAATACTTGTTCCTCAATTTGATCCATCTTTTATTAGTAAGAAGTACTATTTTTTAAATCATTTAACGCGATAAAATAATATTATTCAATTTATAATAATGAAAGATCAACTGAAAAATTTTACAACTTTATTACGATCCAAAAAACAACTTATGACATGTATCTTCTTAACTCTTATCGTACAAATAACAGTAGCAATAGGAACAATTAAATTTGATGAAAAATATCATTTATTGGGTGAATTAACTCTTATGAAATCAATTGGAATCCTTGTCGCATGTTTATCATTAATCTTCATGATGTCATCATCTACAATACCATTTGTAACAAAACAATTCTTATTTATTATCTTTAGTATCTTAAATGGTTTATTATTATCATCCACAATTCAAATTATTAATGATAAAGAAGTTGTTGAAACAGCAGCATTATCAACATTAATTAATTTCTTATTAATGTTAGCTTTTGGAATGATAATTGTTTATTACGGGTATGATTTATCATGGCTCGGAATATATCTATTTATAGGATTACTTATTGCAATTACAATTTTGATTATAACTATGTTCGCCCCTCAATCAAAAGAAATAAATAAAAATATATCTATTGGAATTGTAATATTATTCTCAATATTTATCTTGTATGATACGAATAATATTTTATTAAAATATGGAAATAAAAATAAATCAGATTGTGTTCACGGAGCACTCAACTATTATCTCGATATATTGAATCTTTTCTCTCATTATTTAAGAATTGATAGTAGTTAAATTTTATCTCATCATCCCGGGTCCTTGACCCATAGGAGGTCTAGGCCCACCAGGCCCTGATTGCTGACCCATCATATCACCTCTTTCTCTTTGTAATCTTTCTAGATCAGAATCAAAAGATTTTCTTTTTGCTGAAAGTTGAGAATCATTTTTTTCCATAGATTGGACTTGAGCATGAATAGAATCATCGGAACCTTCTAAAAAATCATAATTAGTTTCCATTTTATAAGTTTTCTTTGTATAATCATCATTATCTTCAGTTATCATTGAATATTCAATTGTTGAACCACCTATTCCAGATCCACACCATCCTTCTAATTCACCATCATCATTAATTCTACATTGGCCTTGATCAGATTCATTCATATTTCCTTCTTCAACTCTTTGTTCCTGAGATTTCTTTCCTTCAACTAATTTACCAAAATATTCAAAAACTGTATCACCTGTAATAACTTGATTATTAATTAAAATTGACGGAATTGATTTAATATAATTAGGATAAGGTTGTGTATCTATATTGACAATCTTGAATAAAGGTTTCAAAAAAGGATATTGTTGAATACCTATTAATACTTTCTTTGAATGAGGACATCTTCCACTAATAAATAAGACTCTATCAGACATTTATTTATTAGTAAATAAAAATACTTATTTTTAAATGATTAAACTTATTTATTTCTTTTTCCTAGATTTATTATGTTCAGTATATTTATCCCAATCATATTCACCTTTTTTTAGAGCATCTTTATGCCATTGTGTATACCATTTCAATTCCTTTTCACCTTGATCAAGCATCGCTTCACAATCAGAATTAATCTGATTCGGATTTAATACTTTGCTTCTTTCAGCTTTCTTACATATTTTCATATATTCTCTTTCAATCGCAGACGGTTTTTTAGGCTTCGGTGATCCGAAATCCCATTTTTCAACATATCCTTTCTTTTTCTTTGATTGGATTAATTTATCATATTCTTGATCCACTTTAGAACCATACTCTTTTGTTGTCATTTGTCCTAATGATCCAAATCTTCCGTATTGAGTTATAATTTTTGTCCCTTTTTTAGTAATTCGCCAAAACTTCCTAGAGGAACCTTTTTTAAATTCAAAATAAGAAGAATTCTTATTTCCTTTTACTTTACTTTTCCTAACAGTTCTTTTCTTGCCTCCGCCGCCTAAATTTTTAACGAATATTTTAAATTCTTTGGGATATTTTTTATGAACACTCTGGATATCCTTTAATCGTTTATCTTCACATTGCTGATGACATTCTTTTTTCTTTTTTAAATTTTTTTTGTTTTTGGCATAATTTGTTTTTATTGTATTACATTTTTTGTTACACTTTTCCATTTTATCCCAATATTCTTTTTCTTTTTCTGAAATCAATTTTTTAAATTCAGATTGTGATAATTTCTTACCACCACCTCCGCGACATCCACCACGACTCTTTTTTCTTTTCGTTTTCTTAGTTTTCTTCCCCTTTTTGGTAATATATTTTTGTAGGAATTTGATAAGTTTATCAATTTTGTTTTCATCTTTAGAGAATAAGTCAATACTATCATTAAATGTATGAATACCAGAATCTTGATATCCACCTCTATTTTGATATGTAATCCTTACGCCGAATTGTTTGACAGGGTTAATATCCCATCCTATTGATTTTTCATCATAAAATATTTTCTTAACAGTTATTAATGAATGTGAACCATTTATACGAAGGCCAGACACTCCAGTAATCCCGGTTATAGTGATTTTATTTCTCTGATCAGGGACTTTAAATATTCTGATATGTATATTTTTATTTTTATTTTTGGTGATAACATTTCCCTTCCATTCACCAATTAATTTACGATCTTCGCTCATTATAACTTCTTTTTAGATTTTTTTCTTCTTATATTTCTTCTTTTCGTTCTCTTATTTTCCTTCTTAGTTTTCTTCTTACTTTTTGCTGTTCTTCCAAATAAATGAACATGATAACATACATCTTTATGTAATAAATAACATTTCCATTCATTCCAATATTCATCATAAATTTTCATAGTACGTTTTGTTTTCTTGATTTCAGTATATTTTTTTATCCCTTGAGTTTTCATATATAATCTATCAAATTCATGATGAAAGATAGTATCCATAAAATTATGAGTTCTTTGTACTTTAGGATTAGGTTTTCTCATACTAGTTAATAAAGCGTTGTTTACTTTGTAATGACTATTTGGATGATTATTAAATCCTTTGTAGCATCCTCTAATTTGATCCATCATCCAATCTCGTTTCGTTAAAAATATTCTTTCACTCCATCCATGAGTTTTCCATAATTCATTCTTTATTTTTACTTGGTTAATAGGAAACCAATGAGTACTTTTTAATCCATCTGCTAAATGATGGGTTGCTATTATATTCCAATCAAATGAATATGATAAACATTTCTTTATTGGAAATATTCCACCTTCATTCAATCGAATATCATGTTGAACTAAAAATACATATTTTGATTTACAATGTTGTAACGCATTATAAAAAGTTCCTATAAAATGACCATGTTTTTTCATCGGTAAATGAGTTATCTTTTTAGCTAAAGATTTATATCCCGATAATGTATATTTTTGTTTCATTACTTGTTTGTATTTTATATAATCTTTTGTTTCTTTTTTAGGAGGTTTATCATATGAAATTATCATTTCATCAAATAAATAACCCATATCTATAATACTCTGTATTGCTTCATCAACAATACTAGTATTTGGATGAGATTGAATAGGAGATGTAACTATGATTAATGATACATTATTTCCTTTTGTAGTATTATTTCTTTCTTTAAACTCATATTGAATCATTATATTAAAGATAGATAAAAAATTTGATTGTATTATTTAAAAAAATAAAAATTATACAATATAAATATGAGTGATATATCTAATAAATTTAAACCAAGTATTTCAAGTGTTGAGTTTAATGATGGTGAATTACAATTTATTTTATCAGGTGATGATGAATATGGATTTGATAAATCATTGGCTAATGCGATTCGTAGAACATTATTAACTGATATTCCTACTGTCGGTTTTAAAATTAATGAAAATGGTGAAAATAATGATATAAATATGATTCTTAATAATACTTCACTCCATAATGAAATGTTACTTCATAGAATTTCAATGATACCACTTTATATTAATCCTGAAAATTTCATGAAAAATTATTTATTTGAATGTAAAATTAAACATGATACAGAACATCCTTATCAATTTGTTACAATGAATGATATCAATATTTATCCTTTGAAATCTGGATTTTTAGATAGACTTGATAAATTCTTTGATGAATCATATGATCTATCTGAAGAAGATCAAAGAATATTAAAACAACAATTAAATGAATTTAATCATGAGAATTATGATCTCAAAAAACCTCTTTCTCAAAAAGAAAAAGATAAAATTGTTAGACCTTTCCCTTTTCGAGGAAACAATCATTATTCCATGATCACTGAACTCAAATCAACAAATACAGAAGATACTTTTCAAGAACTTCATTTCTATGGTTCCCCTTCAGTAGGTTATGGTAGTGATCATGCTCGTTTCCAAGGTGTATCTCAAGCCACATATTCATTTACAAAGGATGAAGATTTAATTCAAGATGCTTTATCACAAAAAATCCAGTTTGAAGAAATAGATCAAGAAAATACAGAAGAATTTGAACGTAAATTTATGTTAGCTGAATCGGAAAGATATTTCTATCGGGATAATGAAGGTGAACCAAATAGTTATAATTTTGCGATTAAATCAAATCATTATTATAATTCAGAGACTTTATTTAAGAAATCGATTGAGATACTTATTGAGAATTGTGAAACTTTAAAATTAGAATTTATTGAATTATTAAAGGAAGAAGACAGTTCTGTATCAGTTGATAAAGTTAGAGAATATGTTTATCATTATGAAATTTCAAATCAATCTCATACATTAGGAAATTTAATTCAGAGTCACATTGTTAGACGATCAATTAAAGATGATTCTTTTATTAAGACATGTGGTTATAAAAAGCCGCATCCTCTTGAAGAGAAAATATTATTTGTAATCTCTGTAAATCCAGGTCATAAATTAATGAGTAAAGATGAAATAAATAAAGTTCAATCGGTAACAACATTCTTTCTTGAGCAAATAGATGAAATAATCAATGACTTAAGATTACTCTATAAAGTTTCGGAAAAAACTTTTTAAATTAATATCTATCTATTAAATAATGAGTGAAGATAAAACATTACAAAAATGTAATTTCTGTTATTCCTGTGATGAATTAAATACTGAAGAAATACCTTTTTGGTCAAAAAAATCAGGTAATTATTCCCCCTACCCAAAAATGGTAACTTGTGAAGAACAATATAATTTATCAAATGAATCCTTAAAAGAAGTTGAACCTGAATTAGATGATAAATCATTAGAATTTACTTTATCTTTAGGTGATTCTTACAAAGATAAATGGGTTTTTTATTGGGCTCCGAATTCAACCGATGATATACATACTATTCATCCTCCTGAAAAAGCTTATAATAAATATGAAAATCATGGATTAAAACAATGTGATAAATATGGTGATGTTGTATTAAGATTCAATCGTCCTCAACCATATAAAGATGATAAACAAACTTATTGTCGTCATGTTCATTATATTGCGGAAGGACCTGATAAAACATGGTTAACATTAAAAACAATTCGTGTAATATGTACGATTCCTATTGAAGAATTAGATGAATTAATTAAATCTGAACAATGTGTAATTATAAATGCTTTGCCTGAAGAATATTTTGAAAAAGAAAAAATACCTAAATCTGTAAATTTACCATATCAATCCTTAGATAAACTTACCCAAAAAAGTAAAGAAAGAAGAGTATTAAAATTCTTAAAAGCAAAGGTTAAAAGTGATTATCCTGAGTTACATGATAAAGTTAGGCAGAAAAAATTATCTATTAAAGATGTTCCTATTGTAACTTATTGTGCTCATAGTAAATGTACTGCTTCAGAACAATTAATTAATCATTTATTCGATTGTAAGATAAATAATACTCTTGAATGGAAAGAAGGAATGGAAGGATGGAATAAAAAAAGAACATTTTTTGGAGAAGGAGATCTTAAAGAACCTGAGCCTGAACCTGATATTGAATCTCCGGAAGTTATAAAAGAGAAAGAAGAGGATAAAAAAGAGGATAAAAAGGAGGATAAAAAAGAGGATAAAAAGGAGGATGATAAATTAGAGGAAGATAAATTAGAGGATGATGAAGATGATGAAGATGAAGATGATGAAGATGATAAAGATGATGATGATGATGATGAATTAGAAGAAGATTCGGAAGATGAAGATTCGGAAGATGATGAAGATGAAGATGAATTAGAAGAAGATTCTGATGATTCTGATGATGAATTAATTACAATTCAACATGAGGGTATTGAATATGATATACAAGATGATATATTATATGACACTTATTTAGATCCAATAGGTAAAGTAAAAGTTGTGGATGGAAAAATTGTAGAGATGGATAAAGCTGTTCAAGAATATCATGAAACAATGAAACCTAAAAAAGAGAAAAAAGAGAAAAAAGAAGATAAAAAAGAGAAAAAAGAGAAAAAAGAAGATAAAAAAGGAGAATATAATCGTTATAATTTACAGGTTTCTAAAGGTGAATTGAAAGATATAGTTAAACAGATTGCGAATCGTGAAAAAAATACATATTCTTATGGTAATCTTAAAAATATGTCGCGGAAAGAATTATTAAAAATAGTTAAAATTTGTCAAGGGAAAAAATTTAAAGTATCTACTAAAACCGATTATAAATATAAAACAGAAAAAGAAATAGATCAGTTAAGTGAAACGGAATTAAGAGAAACTATTAATGAAATGATTGGAAGAGAACCAGGAACATACAAATATACAGAATCAAGTTGGACTAAAGAAAGATTAGTCGATTTTATATTAACATGTCAGGACGTAACTGTCCCTCGTAAAAAAGGTGGAGCTAATTTATTTGTAGGGGGGGGGTGGTGTCTTTAAAATGTTTTTTCATATTGTTTGTATAGAAAAATAAACTTTTTAGGATTTTGATTTGCGAAGATTTCAGCAAATTCCATAATTTTTTCACGAATTAATAACTTTTTAGGATCCTGAAAATCCCATTCAGTATATCCACCATAATATTCATAAAATTCACTTTTTGTATACCATTCATTATCATAAGGATCTATTCTTTGTTCTTCATATTTATCAATAATATCTTCAGAATCCTCTATTTTTATTGAATCTTCAATTGTGATGTCTTCTGAGTGATCTGAATCCTCAAGTTTAATATCCTTAATTGAATCTTCATGATTCACAAAAGCATTTGTATTCCATCCATCCAATGATTCATCATTTATAATATCATAAGGATCAAATGGTAAAATATAATCATCTTCTGGTGCCTTTGTTAAATCAATATGAATAGGGATATCTTTCATTGGCTTTGAAGTGACATATTTATTAACCAAGTGAATATTTAAATCCGATGATAGAGGTCTCCATTCAAATATAGCATACGGATTCATATTTGATATAATCATTGTATGAGTTAAAGTTCCTAGTGCATTAATTTTATACATCATTAAATAATTGTATTTATCACCATTTTCTAAGAGAGATTCTTCAATTGTATACGATAAATGATTAACATTTTCAATTAATGAACCATAAGGGATTAATGCATTTTCATGAATTTTACTTAAGAATTCCCATTTAAGAGTATTATCTTCCCTAGATAAAATATATAATTCTTCATTTTCTAAGGTTTTATTTTTTTTATAAATATCTGAGTTTAATCCAATAATAATATCATTATCATCTAAATCATCATAATTACCATTGAATACTCGTGTTAAATTCATCTCAGTTATAATAATAAAAAATAATAATTAATCTTTAAATTATTATTATTAAGGCTCGTCGGCGCACAGCAGCTACGCCCCCCGGCGACGCACTACACGTCGTCCGCGGCGGCGGTGGCGGGGGTGGGGGCGGTGTCGCCGCCCCCGCCCATGATCCTCCCAATCATCCTAACCATCCCAATGAGGAGCAGGACAGCGAGTGGCAGCACCCACCAGTACTCTCCCACCACCGACCCATCATATACACAACATTTTGAGGTATCATCACCCTCCTTGTTCAGCAAATCGATCTCCAGGTCAATGTCACACGGGTTTTTATCACATTTGGTGGTAGCCGGATAAGGTGCATAATCGCAACCAGTTGGACAGCCGCACGACGCGCCGTCTTGTCCAGCGCCGCAAGTCTCAATTTTTTGGGCATCTGTACGATCAGCAAATTTGTCGGCACAGTCTTCACCGCCCTCCATGGTACCAGTACAGGTGGCTAACGGGATAAAGTCTCCCGGCCAGCCGCCGGCACAAGCTGGAGAAGTTCCTGGCGGCGAAGAACATGTGACCTTAGGGCTGCAGCACTCGGCGTCGGTGCACGTGGCGCCACTGCAGGTATGAGGTGATTTGGTGGGATCTAAGACATTGTCTCCGGTA